CAAGCAGCCCCACAGAGAGAAAGCGTGACCAGTAATGGCCGTAGCCGATGTAATCGCACTCGGCTTAGTCGGGTCAGAAAAGACAAGGTTCATCATTACCAGAGGGCTGAAAACAGCCCAAAACGTAGTCCCCATAATAGCTCGTTCAAACGAGCTTATCGGAGACATTGCAACAGAAGACAGATTCCGCAAAGGCTTAGCCCTAACCGGCTACACGTTTGTGTTAGTAAACAAAGCAACGGGAGCAGCGATCACCAGCGGCTCAGTGACAACCAAGATAACTAAAGACGGTGGTACTCAAGGGACAACCACCAACAGTGCAGTTCACGAAGGAAATGGTCAGTGGAGTCTAGCGATTACAAGCCAAGAAATGGATGCCGATATTGTTGGCCTAGCAATGACGCACACAGACGCCCTGACACTGTTCAAGACAATAAAGACACGACCATGAAAAACGTCTGCTCAGAATGCAACCGTAAGGTTGAGGAAGACCTAGTCGGTGTTACCGAACCCGGTTGGCAAGGTTGGCTGTGTGACGGTTGTTTTGACAAGTACCTCAATAACGAGTTAACAGATGGCTAAAGCACCGACAGTTAGAACCCTTTTCATCGAGAGGATGAAACGTGATGGGAAACATGCTGAGTGGAAGCGTCGATACGCTGAGGCCAAGAAAGACCTGACGTGGAAAGAAGCGTCAGACAAAGTGATGGCTGAAATGGGTTTCGTTTCAGCAATCGTTGAACGTGAGATACATGAGCGGTTTCTCAAGTACGGGAACTCAGGAATCCCCGAAGCACTTGAGGCCGTGAAACAAGAGAAGCTGCAGGAAGACATTATTGAAATCTTCGGAGACATTCGCATTGAAGATGAGGAACTCCCTGATGACGTGGCGTTTGTGTTTCACAATCTCCACCGAGCCAAGGGTGAAATCGAACAATGGAAAGTCCAGCCAGGAGATGCTCCAAGTTCTGGTGCATGGAACATGCTCGTTTGGGCAAGTTCGAACATGACGAAGTTCATGGACAAGGTGCTTTCCGAGCAGCTAAAGACAGGCAGGGAGAAAGAAGATCAAGGCATGTTTGATAGCGGAGAAAGCATAGAGACGATTAAAAAACTCCTTGCTGGACTCTAGGTATCACATGTCAAAACTAGAAAAGATTTATCAGTTCACCGGCATAGTTTTCCATTTAAGCGCAATCCTATATTTACTGGCTTTAATTTGGAGAACTGTCATTTGGTGGAACTGGATTAACGTACTCCAGAAGACTCTGGAGTCACACCCTGAACGGATTCTACTTTGAGCCTGTACGAACTCGTACCAAAGACCCTTAAAGAAAACCTTGAATGGCGGATGAAGTTGCTCGAATGGGCAAATACTCCAGAACGCCAGAGGACTTTATGGACTGCGTGTAAGCACGACATCCTGTTCTTCATCAACAGTTTTTGTTGGTTGTATGAACCTAGAGGAAGTCGTCTGGTTGGTACTACTTCGAATGTGATTCCGTTTATTACATACGAGTTTCAGGACGATGCGTTTCTGCGGGTAGAGAATGCCCTCGGTGATCGTGACATCGTCGTGAACAAGTCGAGAGACTTAGGAGCATCATGGATGTTCCTAACAACATTCTTTTACCATTGGATGTTCAATGACTTCAGCTTATTTGGCGTCATGTCACGTACTGCTGATTTAGTGGACAAGGTCGGTAAGAGAGATACGCTCTTTTGGAAGCTGGACTTCCTACTAAAGGGCGATGCCGGAATGGGCGGTCTTCCAAATTGGATGCAGCCCAAGACATACAGATCAAACATGCTGATGGAGAATCGTGACAACGGTGCTTCGATCTGCGGTGCTACGACGACTGAAGACAGTTGGCGAGGGTCACGCTGTATGGCAATCGGGATAGACGAACTAGCAAGTTTCCCGGTGAACGATGGGTACAAGGTGATGGCCGCTGCTCAGATGGCGACTGATTCCATGTACATCGTCAGTACACCAAAGGGAACAGCGAACAGTTACTACGACATCGTCCACACTCCATCCGACATGGAAAAGATAACTCTCGATTGGAAACAACACCCAGACCGAAGGCATGGTCTTTACACATCGAAGAATGGGAAGCTCGAAATCCTCGACACGGAATACGAGTTTCCTGAAGACTATCAGTTCATTCTCGATGGTAAGGTTCGCGCTCCATATTATGACCGTGAGTGTAACAGGCCGGGTGCGACGAGTTATTCGATAGCGCAGGAACTGGACAGATCATTTGGTGGTAGTGATTACCAGATTTTTGGGTCAAACCTTTACGAAGTTGGTCAGAAAGGAGTGCTTCGTCCTTTTTCGACGGGGTTTCTTTACTATGACGAAGAGACGTTGGAACCGGAGTTTAATGAAACTGAGAAAGGCCCATTTGCCTTGTGGGGCCACCGTGATTCTACTAATCGTCCCGTAAAGACTGGCAACTATGTTGTCGGTTGCGACATTGCTTCTGGGTTAGGTGGTAGCTACTCAAGTAACTCAGTCATGGTTGTGATTGATACCGTTACTGGAAGCCAAGTAGCTGAGTTTGCTACCAACACATTAAGGCCTGAAGCCTTTGCAGATTTAGTGATTGCTGCGTGCAAATGGTTTAACAATGCTTACTTGATTTTCGAACTCAATGGTTCTCCTGGCGGAAGTTTCAAGATGCAGTTATTGGAACGATGTTACGGAAACATCTACTACCGAACTGTAGAAAACAAGTCCTACAAAAAGAAGACGCAGAATCCCGGTTGGTTTTCGACAGATAAGAACAAGCTCGCTGTTCTTAGTCAGATGTCGGCAGCCGTTGAGTCTGGAGAATTTGTTATTCGTTCTGAGTCCCTTTTAGACGAGTGTCGTGAATACGTTTACCAAAACGGAAAGGTTGTTCACAGCAAGAGTGTGAATACCAAGGACGACTCGGCAAAAGGGCAGGCACATGGCGACAGAGTAATTGCGGCAGCGTTAGCGTGGCACGCTGCAAAAGACAGACCGATGGCAAAGCCTGTCGAAGTTGGTGCGTTTGAAGAAGACCTTCCCTATGGCTCAATGGCATGGCGTATCAAGTTGCATGAAGATCGAATTGCCTTTCATAACAATGATGGCTGGTAATACATGAATCCAAATAATGAAGTTCACCTAGAGCGGCTACACAAAGCCATTCAGCATTCGACCAAGGCGTTGCGTCCTTTCCGTGAGACTCGCAAGCGTCTTGTGAAGGACTTCGTAGGTAGTAACTACGGCACAGACCCTGATATGGGTGAACGAGTAGAGATTATCCAAAACTTACTTCTGCAGACTGCAGAAACTTACCAAATGGCTCTCAGCGCGAACCGACCTCGTGTCCTCGTAACAGCAGCCCATCCAGAGAACAACTGGTTCGCTCACACCTTTCAGATGAGCATCAACAATTTAATTAAAGAGATACACCTCGAACAAACAATTCGCCGTGCAGTGATGGATGCGTTCTTCACTATGGGGATTGTTAAGGTGTATTCCGCAGATGCAGGACAGGTACAGCTTGAAGGCGAAGATGAGTGGGTTGATGTCGGTAAGCCATTTGCAGAGGCTCTGAGCCTCGATGATTTTGTCTATGACACTACAGCATCGGAATGGCGAAAGTCATCCTTCGCATTAAATAAATACCGCATCACAAAAGAGAAGGCATTACAAGACGACGTCTTCGATCCAAAGATCATCAAAGACCTAGAGGCAACCACAGCTTACCCCGGAATCGGTGGTGAGAGTGGTGAAGTCCCAGTTCGTGAAATGCTCGGTGGTGAGAAGATTGAACCCGGTCTTGAGCCAATGATTGACTTGATGGACGTGTGGCTTCCGAAAGACAAACTCGTCGTCACTCTACCAGTGGGCAAGCGGACAAAGCCACTGCGGGTAGTTGATTACGATGGAAGCGAGTCGGGGCCATATCACATTCTCAGTCTGGCTTGTGATGTGCCGGATCACATCATGCCTGTTTCACCAGCGATGAACCTGAAACCGCTTAATGACATCATCAATGGATTGCTTCGAAAACAGAAGCGGCAAGCACAACGACAGAAGGATATTCCTTTCTATCAAGCTGGTCATCACGACGATGCCAGGAGAATAGAAAGAGCTAGTGATGGTGAATGGACAAGGGTCGATAACCCTGACTCTGTAAACGTAATGAAGATGGGTGGCGTTGATCAGGGCAACCAAGCATTCGCTATGCAGATGAAAGATACGTTTGACCGGATGGCCGGTAACCTTCAGATGATGGCGGGGTTAGGCCCGCAGTCTGCCACACTCGGCCAAGACAAGCTAATCCACGGTGCGGTCAATAAGCGTGAAGCCAACATGCAATTCCGTGTGGTTGATTTCACAGCGAACATTTGCCGTGACCTTGGATGGTTACTCTGGCAGGACGAGATGCTTGAGATTCCCAATGAGTTTGAAGCTGCCGGAGTTAAGGTGCGAGCCGACTGGACGCCGGAAGTTCGAGAAGGAGATTTTCTTCAATACAACTTCCAAATAGAACCTTACAGCCAAATGTACAAGTCACCCTCTGAGAGAGTTCAGGGCGTGACAAACTTTGTTACTCAGATAGCCATGCCAATGGAACAGATGATGGCTCAGTCAGGTGGAAGCATTGACATTCAGGAGCTAACTGAAATGTACGCCGACCTGATGGACATGCCTCGACTTAAAAGCATTATCAAGTTCGAGCAGCCCGGAGAACAAAGACCCGGCCCATCTCCTGAGCAACCGGCACAGGCGAGCCACACGGTTCGTGAATCCGTAAGACGGTCTGTGCCGACAGGAGGTAGTGAAGATGCACGCAGTAATGTGATGCAGCAGATTCTTCAGGGCGGCCAACCTAACTCACAACAGATGGGAATGATGGGACGGGAGAAAGCTACCTAATGGCTAAGAAATATTACTACCGCAACAAAGACGGTGAACTCGCATGGCACGATGAGCCAGCACCTGAGTTCGGTAAAGAGAACGCCAAAAAAACAGACCGACGACTAGGCACTAACGCATGGTCAACCGGCTTGGTAAGTGAGGGTGCAGGAGTACATCCGAATCAAGTCACGGAGTTCCGAGAAGACGCACAGAAGAATGGATTCACAGGAGTCACGTTTACGAATAGAGGTGATTGCGTATTTCACTCTCGACGTGAGCGTTCACGCTACTTGAGACACCGTGGTCTTTATGACCGCAATGGTGGCTATGGAGATTAAGACATGTCAGAAGAAGAAGTACAGGACGAAGAAATTACATTAACCGAAGACGACCTCGCAGTGATTGATGAGGTTGAGTCCCTTCGTGAAGACGAAGCCACTTCGGAAATAGAAAACACAGAACCTGTTGAAGAACCAACAGAATCTGAAGTTAGTAGTGATGAAGTTTCCACTACCGACGAACCTGCCGGTCAGACGTTTAATCCTGATCTGGTTACTAGAGCTTCGCAGTACGGCCTTGATCCGGCTGGATTTGCGAATGAAGAATCGTTGAATCATGTCGTTCAGCAGTTTGACCAAGGGAATCAACAACTCTCCCAATGGAATTACTGGTATCAGCAACAACTGAATCAACAAGCTGAACCTGCTCAGACAGAGCAGTATCAGCGTCCTCAATTCAATGTCGATCTGAGTGAGGACTACGACGAGGGATTACGAACAGCGATAGATCAGATGGCTGCACAAATGCAGTCTCACTACGATCAGCAGCTAGACATAATCGCTCAAAGTGTTTTAGACCAGCAAAATCGAATCGCATACCAACAACAATATGTTTCTCAAGCTGAGGCTTATCAACAGCAGCAGGTTGCAGTTTCTGAGTTGGATAGATTCAACAACGCTGTGTCGAAAATAGGTAACCAAACACTGTTTGGTGATGCGTCCTATCAGGAAACTGCTCCGGGGTCGGAACAGGCTAAGAACATGGAATCCTTATTTGATCAGGTGAACGTGTTGGAAGCTGGCTATCAGGCTCAGGGAATGCAAATACCTGATAAGGAACAACTAGTTGAACAGGCTTACCACACATTGTTTGGTAAGGAAATTTCAAACCAATATCGAACTCGCTTTAATGACAGAGCGCGGCGTAGTAGTAGACGACGACTCGGATCTGGGGCAACCACTGCTCCTGCTGGGGAAGTAATTGATGATTTAGATGACTTGGTTAACAGCCAAGCACTTAAAGACTTCTACGACCAAGCAATCGAAGAAAGCGGTTAGGTTCTATCTAACTATAGGAGGGCATTAATATGCCTCTTACACCCGATAAATTATCTGACTTTGTGGTTCTCACACAAGATAATTTCAAGCGTAAGAAATGGGTTGACTTATCACTAGATAAGCAACATTACGTCTTCGCCCAGAGATTCCTAAAGGGCAAGGCACGAGAACCGTTTCAGGGCGGTGGAAATCTTTCATGGCGTGTACAGACATCTAACACGGGAACTGCCAAATGGTCAGAACTCTACAGTGTTGATGCAACTGCCGTAAAGGATTTGATGGTCGAAGCGAAAGCTCCATTCTGTAAATCGACAGTTAACTGGTCGTATGATGTGGATGAAGATTCTTTTCAGTCAGACCGTGAAACGATCATTCGAGAAATCGACATTCGTCGCCACAGTGCATTTTCTGATTGGTTCGAGCTTATGGAAGAAGCTCTGTGGACTGCCCCAACTTCAAGCACAGAAAGTCCCCGAACTCCATTCGGTATTCCTTTCTGGGTTCAGAAGTCAGCTACTACTCCCGGTGGTGGTTTCACAGGTGGTGACCCTAGTGGGTTCTCTTCAGGTGCTGCTGGCATTTCCGTGTCAGACGTAAGCGCATGGAAAAATTATTCCTTTAACTACACCAGTGCTGGGAGTCGTGATGACCTCGTCGCAAAAATGCGAAAGGCTATCGCTCACTGTTACTTCCAAGCTCCGAAGCAGTTCGCTGAATTGGCTGGTGGTAAAGCTGATAGTGATTGGGCGTTTTACACGACCTACAGCGTGATCGCTGATTTAGAGAAGCTCCTCGAAAGTCGCAACGACAATCTTGGAACAGACCTAATGAAGTACGCTGGCTCGGTTGTGATTCGTGGTAATCCGGTTTACTGGGTTCCGTATCTGGATAGCAACGATAGTTCTAATCCGATCTACGGTATCAACCACAAGACTCTCAAGTACTTCTTCAAGAAGGGAAGAGACCAGTTGTGGCATCCTCCAATCACAAATGCGCGTCAACACACGACAAAATCTGTCCACATGGACAGTTGGGGTCAATTTATGTGTCTTAACCGCCGCCGTAATTTCGTTGGCTATGTAGCTTAATTATGAAAGGAATCTCCTAATGGGTGATTTATTTTTGAAACCGCAGCGGGGGTCAGACAATAAACTTCGTGGGC